GCTGTCCAGCTCGTTCGTGGCACCGACAAGCCTGACCTGATCGTTGCTGACAACAACTATTATCGGTTCTACCTGCAATCGCTCCAGGCGATCCAGCGTATTACCGAGAGTGGTTCGGGCCTCGCTGGCGCGGGCTTCGCTTCGCTCAAGTACTACGGTGCTGGTATGGCGTCCGACGTTGTGTTGGACGGTGGTATCGGTTCCTCAACGTACAACAGCGGTGCTGGCAACGCGAACCATATGTGGTTCCTCAACACCAAGTACCTGCACTTCCGCCCGCACAAAGATCGTAACTTTGTGCCGATCGGTGGCGAGCGGCAGGCCGTCAACCAAGACGCCATTGTTAAGCTGATTGGCTGGGCAGGTAACTTGACCTGCTCGGGCAGCCAGTTCCAAGGCGTGTTGATCGCTTAAGGAGGGCATCAAAGTGTCTATTTCTGTTAGCAATATGATCGGTGTTTCTCTTGAATACACCGATACCTCGCCCTCGTTCGCTGTTGGCACCGTTGTCAACTTGAGCGATGGCGGTCAAGCCATTTATGTGCAGGCCGCTTCAACCTGCGCTCAATGGTCGGCTGTAACTGTCAACGTCAACAACACGGTGGCCCCGTTGACCACGACCAACTCTGCCAATTCAAAGGCGGTTGGTTTTGCTCAAGTGTCGATTGCCTCGGCCTACTACGGCTGGGTGCAGTTGGGCGGCAAGCCGCGTGTCAGCGTGTTGGTCGGCTGCCAGCCGAACGTCCCGCTGTTCACCACCGCAACCGCAGGGTCGCTTGACGACGCTACGGTGACGGGTGGCTTGGTAGCGGGCCTTGTGGCCACGACCTCGGCGGCCTCGGCCTCTGCGGTCACCTGCATCGCGGGCTATCCGCACATCGCCACGGGCGTTGTCGGGTTCTAACGATGCAGCCTCTGGAGATCACGGTTCAAGCGGCGGGTACGGCGGAGGAGCTTTGCTCCAACATTTGCTCGGCGCTTGGCCGTGGTCTACCAGAACTGACCCCCACTCCCATTAAGCACGATGGAACATTCGTGTGCGTGGCGAGTGGGTGGTCTATGCCCGATTTTGTAGAGGAAATCAGAGCGCACCGCCGAGCCGGTCGGCCCATCGTGGCGATCAAGGCAGCGCATGATTTCCTGTGCGAGAACGGCATTGAACCGGATATGTGGGTCAACCTAGATCCGCGTGACCGCACTAGCGGCATCCAAAAGGCGAACGATCGTACCGTGTACCTCGTTGCCTCGCGTTGCCCGCCCGTGACGTTTGACTACCTACAAGGGAAAAACGTATGGCTGTGGCACTCCTGGGCAGAAGGCCCAGAAATGCAAGCGATTGGCCCAGGCAAATTGGCTGTGGGTGGCGGGACGACATCGGGACTCCGTGCCATCAACATTGGTTATCTGCTCGGGTTCCGCAACTTCGTGCTGTACGGGTACGACAGCTGCAACCGGGCAGATGGCTTGAAGCGTTTTACCGGGGAATTCACCGGCCCATCCATTGACGTTCATGTGGGCGGCCCGACCGGAAAGAAGTTCAATTGCAACATGGCAATGGCCCAGCAGGCCAACGAGTTTCAGAAACTGTTTGAGGTGATGGGCGACATCAACGTGGATGCGCGTGGCCCCGGCCTGATTGCCGAAATTATGCGAGTGCGCCACGAACAGGCAAAGGCAGCCTGATGGCGATTCCTTCTCGCGTACTTGGATCGGGCGTGAACGGCCTATCCACCGTCTCCATTTGTGGCGACGGCAACGCAAGCGTGAGCGCAGCCGGTACGTCGGCGGGTGATGCCACAACGCTGACGTATGTCTACAACAACGTCACAACGGTAGGCGCAGGCGCAGGCGTTAAACTGCCGCCAACCGAGATGGGCGAGACAATCATCGTCAAGAACACAAGCGCGAACCCGCTGACCGTGTACCCATACGATACGGGTAGCAGCATCAACAACGTCGGGTTTGGCACGATCAATCCTGACTGCTCGGCCTTGTTTTTTGCCGTGAGCAACACGCTTTGGGAAGAACTGCAAGGCTTTGGGCGAGCGGTGCCGATCCTGCATTACGGTGCGTTTTCGGACACCACGCTGCAAACGGCGGCGTCTATCGATACCGCTTACGGCATGGTTTTTAACACCACCGATAGCAGTAACGGTGTGTCTATTGGCTCGCCGTCGTCCCGCTTGGTTGTAGATTACCAAGGCGTTTACAACGTGCAGTTTTCGGCACAGTTAGACAAAACCTCGGGCGGCGCAGGCAATATCTACATTTGGTTGCGTAAAAACGGCACCAACGTCGCCAATACAGCCACCACTATCGCCATCCAAGGCACCGCAGCGCGTACCGTCGCCGCGTGGAACTTCATCATCCAACTTGATCCTACTCACTACGTTGAATTGATGTGGGCGACGGATGACACAAGCGTTAGAATTCTCGCAGCCAGCGCCACAAGTGTATGGCCTGCGATTCCCTCGGTCATTTGTACCATCACACAGGTCAACAACCTGTAATCCCCACAGGAGCAAGGACAATGCCATTAGATAGCGACATCAACAACGCCGACGCCCAACTGCACGTTGAGTTTTATTTGCGCGAGGATGGCCCAAACAAGGGCAATCCGTATGTGCGAATTCAAGCGCCTGGCGACAAGACGAACGTGATTGACCAGCCGGTGCGCGACGATCATCGTGAGCGTTTCCCGCGGCAATGGTTGTATTTCCAGATGCACCAGAACGAGAACGCTGCGGCGCAGATCGGCACCCCGCTATCGCAATGGCAGAAAGACGCTCCTGATGAAATTAACCGCGACCAGATCGCGGAATTGAGCATTCTCAAGTTTTTAACGGTTGAGCAGCTTGCCTTGGCATCAGATGGCCAGTTGCAGCGCATCGGCATGGGTGGCGTCGGCTTGCGTGAGCGAGCGCGCCAATACTTGAACCGCAAGAACCGTGTTGAGAGCAACGCGGAGCTTGAAGATACCAAGCGCCAGTTGGCTGAATTGCAGGCGCAGATGGCGTCCCTGGTGGCGGATAAGCCGAAAAGAGGGCGCCCGCCGAAAGAATTAACGGAGGCATAGTATGGGCAGCACGATGGTTCAACTCATCACCGAGTGTACGCAAGAACTCGGTATCCCGACCCCCTCCACGGTCGCGGGCAACAACAGCCAGGACGTTGTGCAGTTGTTGGCCCTGATGAACGCCTGCGGGTATGAGTTGCTCCGTCGTGCTGATTGGCGAGAGCTGACGCGCCCTTACACCTTTTACACCGAAGCGACGACCGCGACGGGAAATTGGGTCAACGGTGTCGCTACGATCACCGGGCTTGCCTCTACGGCGGGGCTAGACACGACCTATCAGGTGCAAGGGGTCGGCATTCCTAACGCCACTTACATCACCTCTGTCGGTGCTACGAGCGTCACGCTGAACTACCAGACGACCGAGACGGTTGTTGGCGGCCAAGTCATCTTTCAAAAGGTGAAGTACGCGCTGCCGGCAGATTACAGCTCGTCGGTCAACCGCACCCATTGGGATAAAAGCAAGCGATGGGAGATGCTCGGCCCCGAGTCGCCACAGCAATGGCAATGGCTGCTCTCGGGATATATCAGCACCGGCCCGCGCATTCGCTGGCGCCTGCTCGGTCAGTACTTCCAGATTTGGCCAGGCATGAACGGCGGTGAGCTGCTCGGCTTTGAGTATCGCAGTAGAGCCTGGGCATACGCGCCTGACGGCACCCCGCAAAACAGCCTCACGAACGACAACGATACTTGTATCTACCCCGATCGCCTGATGGTATTGGGTACAAAGCTCAAGTATTTTGAGGCCAAGGGTTTTGATACCACGGCGCTGTACCGCGATTATCTGATGGAGTTTGAGACGGCTGTGGCGCAAGACACCGCTGCCGCCAACCTCTCGTTTGCCCCGCGACCGGGTACGGTGTTGATCGGCTACGACAACATCCCCGATAGCGGTTACGGCACGGACAGCCAATAATGGCGTCTCCCGTTCGCAGACGGCTAATCCAGCGCACCACCAACAACGTGGCGTCATTACCGGCGCCTGTCGGTGGCTGGAACGCCCGCGACTCGCTCGCCAACATGGCGCCGACCGATGCGGTAACGCTTGATAACCTATTTCCAGGCGTTTCTAGCGTGTCGCTGCGCGGTGGCTATGCAAAACACGCCACCGGCATGACGGGCCAGGTAGAAAGCCTGCTCGTTTATAACGCCGGCACAAACGATAAAATGTATGCCGTCGTTGGCGGCAATATTTTTGAGGTCACCACGGCGGGAGCGGTAGGCGCGGCCAAGGTTACGGGCCTGTCGAATAGCCGCTGGGAATTTACCAACATCACAACGTCGGGCGGCGGATATTTGTATACCGCCAACGGTGTTGACAAGCCGCTGCTGTTTGACGGCGCTACTTGGACGCCGATTGACGGCGCATCCACGCCAGCCATCACAGGCGTGACCACGACGAGTTTGATACAGCCGACGCTGTTCAAAAACCGTATGTGGTTCATCCAAAAGGACACGCTCAAGGCGTGGTATTTGCCAACCGCCTCGGTAGGCGGTGTGGCGAACGTCCTTGATCTGTCATCGGTTGCACACTTGGGTGGAACGCTTATTGCGATGGCGTCATGGACGATTGACGCAGGTTATGGCGTTGACGACAACCTCGTTTTCATCACCGATCAGGGCGAGGTGATTGTTTATCGCGGCACCGATCCCTCAAGCGCCTCTACCTGGGCGTTGATTGGTGTTTGGATCATTGGCTCTCCTATTTCTCGCCGTTGTGTGCAGAAATATGGCGGCGATTTGCTGATTTTGACGCTTGACGGTTTGATTCCGTTTGCATCGGCGCTGCAATCTTCGCGGTTAGACCCGCAAGTGGCGCTATCAGACAAGATCCAAGGCGCATTTGCAGCCGCGGCACGAACGTACAAGTCCAGTTTTGGTTGGGCATTGCTATACAACCCGCTGAATAACGCCCTCATTGTCAATGTGCCGGTTAGCACGGGCAACCAAGAGCAATTTGTGATGAACAACATCACAAAAGCCTGGTGTCGATTTACGGGATGGGCGGCAAACTGCTTTGCATTGCTCAACGATAAACCGTATTTCGGCGGTAACGGCTATGTTGCCGAGGCTTGGACGACAGGAACTGGCACAACCGGCTTCAATGATGATGGAGTGGCCATCAACACCCGCGCGTTGCAGGCGTTTAATTACTTTGAGACGCGAGGCGTCATCAAGTATTTCACCCGCGCTCGCCCGACGCTATATAGCAACGGTCAGCCGACCATCAACATCGGCATGAACGTGGATTTCCAGACCAACGCCGACCTTGGCGCGCTGTCGTTCGTGGCAACGCAATACGGTCTATGGGATGTCGGGCTGTGGAATCAGTCGGTGTGGGGTGCTGACCTGATCATTACAAACAATTTCGTAGGTATCCAAGGCATCGGTTACTGCGGCGGCTTGGTTTTCAACAGCGCCAGCAAGAACGTCTCCTTGGAATGGGCATCAACGGACATCGTTTATCAACTCGGATGGGCTGGCGCATCGTAAACGGCCCTCATGTGGGCCATTGGGTCATGTCGCGCACGGACGGCGGCTATCACGCCGACCGTTCTGTCGCCATTGGCCTTGAGAAAGACGGTGAGCTGGTCGCCGGTACGGTTTATGAGATGTGGAACGGCAGATCGGTCGTTTGTCACATCACTTGGGATCAGATTACCCCGGCATACCTCGCCGCGGTATATGACTATCCCTATAACGTCGCAAATGTTGATAAGATCATAGGGCCAATCAGCAGCAAGCATACCCGCGCGCTCAAATTGGTCACGAAAATGGGGTTTTCAGAGGAAGCGCGGATTAAAAACGCCGCACCCGATGGAGACATTGTTTTTATGACGCAGACACCAGACAAGTGTCGCTATTTGGAGCCTCGGTATGGGCAAAAAATCACCGGCGCCACCGCCAGCACCTGATTACGCCGCGTTAGCGCGGCAGCAAGGAGCCGAAAACTTGGCAGCAGCCAAGCAGACGGCCTATATGTCTAATCCCAACATCTACGGCCCTACCGGGTCGCAGACGGTGACTTGGCAAAAAACGCCGACAGTAGACAAAGACGCCTACAACAAGGCGATGGAAGCCTACCAGCAGCGGCTGTTCTCTAATCCCGAAATGGCAGGTGAAGCGCCGGACGAAGCAGCGTTTACCACGTTTATTGAGCAGCCGACCATTACGCAAAAACTGACCGATCTAGGTCAGATGGCGTTTGAGCAAGAGCAAGCTGCTGATTACTGGTTAAATTTAGCAGCTAAAAACGCTGCGTATGGCATTAAAGATCTATCGGTTGCGAGGCCATTTGATACGGGCAGCTTGCCCAACATTGATTACACCATTGGCTATGCAGGGCCGCAGCAACGTGAGCTTGCACCGCCGTCTGAATCCGTTGGATATATTCAACCAGGTGAGGCTACTGGCGGCATTGCAGGCGCACCGACAGCCGCTTACGCGCCGACCGGCCAATACGGCATGGAGGCATTGCCGGGGCAAGTTGGGCCGGGGCAAATGGCGCAAGCCAATGTTGCCGTGCAGGGCGCGCAGTTGCCTGCACAGGCCGAGATGTATGGCTTGGCGCGTGGTGGCCCTGCCGCACCGCAGTTGCAGGGCGCAGACCTTTCGGGTGTAAACCAAGTTTCGCAATTACCGTTTTTTGCCGGAATGTTTGGTCTAGCCGGTGCAGGCCCGCAAGGGTTGAATCTGCAAGGGCTTGACCTGTCAGGTTTAGGCGGTGTGGCCGGTGGCCCGCAACAAGGCCAGTTTGGCTACGCGCAGCAGTTTGTCCAAGGGCCAGAACTGCAACGCGAAATTGACATCGGCAACCTGCCGCAAGGGCCGGTCAACGCGGGCATGACGGCGCAGCAAGCGATCCTGTCCCGCCTGTCGCCGCAGCTGCAAGGTGAGCGCCAATCGCTGCAAACGCAACTCATCAACCAAGGTCTGCGACCGGGTGGCGAGGCATATAACTCTGCAATGCAAGCGCAAATGCAGAAGGAAAACGACCTTCTGTTGCAAGCTGCCGCGCAGGGCATCAGCCTTGACCAAGCAGCGCGTCAGCAAGCGTTTAACGAACAGCAATCTCGCGCAATGTTTGCCAACCAATCCGCCCTCTCGGGCTTTGGTGCTGGCATGGAGCAGGCCGGTTTGTATAACACCGGGCTGGGGCAAAACCTCCAGCAATCGCTTGCCACGCAAGCCGCGCAAAACCAAGCTCAACAGCAGGCATTCCAGCAGCGTCTGCAAGCGGGTGAGTTTGGCCGCGAGGCGCAACTAGCGTCGTTTGGCACCCAACAGCAAGCGCAGCAGGCTGCTAATCAGGCCATTGGTCAGAACTTTGACCAAGCCCTTGCGGCACAGCAGGCGCAAAATCAGGCGCAACAACAGGCATATCAGCAAGCACTCGGCACAGGTCAATTCAACCGAGAAGCGTTGATGGCGCAGTTTGGCATGGGCCAGCAGGCTCAAGAACTGCAAAACCAAGCCATCGCGCAAAACTACGAACGACAACTCGCCGCAAACCAAGCGACCAACCAAGCGTTGCAGCAGGTTTTTGGTCAAGGCGTCAACGTGCAGGAATTGCAGAACGCTGCCGCAGGGCAGAACTTCCAGCAACAACTTGCCGCACAACAAGCCAACCTTGCCCGTCAGGCTCAACAGGTCGGTCAGTCGCAAGAAGCCGCGCAGTTCTACAACCAAGCGCAGCAACAAGCGATGCAGCAAGAGCTGGCGCGTCAGGCAGCACAAAACCAAGCGCAAGCGCAACGATTCAATCAACTTATGGCGCAACAAGAGCAGCGTAATGCCGCCATTGGCCAAGGGTTTGACATTGGAGCGCAACGGGCTGCATTCCAGAACGCCGCACAACAACAAGCATTCCAGCAAGGCATCGCGCAGCAGCAGTTCCGCAATACGGCCATCCAACAAGCTCTCGCGCAACAGGCAGCGATACGCTCAATGCCGATCAACGAGATCAGCGCCTTGTTGTCAGGTGGTCAGGTGGCTCTGCCGCAATTCCAAGGCTACCAAGGCGTTACCGTCGCTCCTGCGCCGATCTTCCAGGGCGGCCAGGCGCAAGACGCAGCAGCAATGCAGCGTTATGGCATCGCGGCAAACCAAGCGGCATCTAACGCAGGCGGTTTGTTCAACCTGGCAGGTTCGCTTGGCAGCGCAGCCATCATGGCCTCCGATCGCCGCTTGAAGTCCAACATCGTGCGTTTAGGTACGCACCCGCTTGGCATCGGAATCTACGCCTACGACATTTTTGGCGAGCGTCAGCTTGGTGTGATGGCCGATGAAGTGGAACAAGTCAAGCCGGAGGCGGTATTGACGCACTCGAGCGGTTACAAGATGGTCAACTACGGGGCGCTCTAATATGCCGTACTTCAAAACGTACAAAGATCGCACCGACGCACAGAAACTCGCGCAGATGTTGGCGATGCAGGAAGCCAACCAGGCGGTCAACACCGATTACGCAGCGATTCCATCTATGTCGCAATCGTATGCGTCGGTTGATCCGCAGGATCTGCTGAAAATGCGCGAGATGATGAACCGACAAATGGCAAAAGGCGCGCAAAACGTCGGAAAACGCACATATAGCACTACCACGCCATTCAACACAGGCGGTTTAGCATGAACGGATATTCACCCGATCGCAGGCCGCAACAGCTTGCACAAATGTTGGCAGCGCAGGAACGCAATACGTCCCTCGGCGCGCCGCCGGGGCAGCGTGATATGGCCATGCGCCAAGTGCCTGGCCTGGCTTTCTCGCAGCCGACGCCTAACGCAGCGCCAGGTGTGCCGCCGCAGGCGATGAACTTTAACGGCCCTATGACGTCACCGCAGCCGGGTATGCCTACCGGGCGCCCGCAGATGGGTATGAGCAGGCCGCAAATGGGTATGCCTCGAGCGGGCGGCATGATGGGGCGTTCGCCGCAGGTAGGCGGCATGGGATCTCGACCGCGTATGCCCTCGTCGCCGGGTTTGACGACCCCGCAGGGAGGCGGCTACCGAGGAGATTTTGACTATGGCCAAGATTAGTCCTGTATTTCGCGCTCCGTCGCCGTATGAGGAGGAGATGCTGCGGGCGCAGCGTCAGCAGCAACTAGCCGAAGTCCTCCGCCAACAGGCTTTTATGCAGGAGCCGGAGTCGCCCACCTACCAAGGGTTTCGTGCGATGCCGACGCCGACGAACGCCCTGGCCCGCATCCTGTCGGCCTATACGTCCAAAAAAGTTGGCGAGAAGGCAGAGGAAGCCGAGCGCAAAGCCCGCGAAGCTGATGTGGCGGAGTTTGAGTCGCTGCGCCGCGATCTTGGCCCGCAGACCCAAGTCACCGGCCCCGATATGTTCGGCGATCCGATGGAGATGGCTGGCAAATACACGCCGCCTGTCACCCAGACGGTGATGCCGACGTTCCAAGAGCAAGAGACGCGGCTTATGGAAGCCATGTCAAGCGGTAGCCCTCGAGCGCAACGTTACGCGCAGCTCATGTTGTCGCGTCAGCCGAACGTCAGCATTGAGGCGTTAATGGAAGCCTCGCCAGAAACCCGCGAGCGATACCAAAAAACTCGAGATCCGTTCGTCCTAGCCAAGCCGCCAAAAGCCGGGAATTTGCCGAGCGACGTTGAAACGTATCAATACTATGTCGCTGATCAACAGCGATTGAATAAGCCGGCCAAGTCGTTTGAGGAATGGCGACTGACCAAGCCGCCTAGCACCGTTGTGCAGAATTTGCTGCCAGGCGAAAAGACAACGAATGCTTACACAACCGCATTAAGTTCAAAATTAGCGGATCAAGATGCCGCGGATTTGGCGGCAGGAGAGCAGGCGCTTCCGCAAATTGAAACGTCATATCGAATTCGTGATTTGTTGAAGCAAAACCCCATTACTGGCAGCGGTGCAGCGCCTCGATTAGCCTTTGAGAGGGGCTTGGAAACAATGGGCTTTAGCAAGGGCGACAGAGCCAGCATCACCGAAAACTTGATGTCAGAACTTGCAAAAACAACGCTAACTGCAATTCCAACTAGCGGCCTCGGGTCAGGCGCAGGATTTACCGGCAGCGATCGTGAATTCTTGCAAGAGTCTGCTGCGGGCCGTAAAGAGCTAACGGCGGCAAACCTGGAGTATTTGGCAAAAATAAATGAAAAGGTAGCTCGCATTAATATTCAAAAGAGCAACAGAGTCCGATCGCGGCTTCGCAAGATGCCCGAGTTTGTTGGGCTGCCTGACAGATTTCCTGATGTCATTGCGCCGCCGTCTTATGGCAGTCGTTTGCCAGATGGCTTTGATCTTGAAAAGCCACCCCGATAAGCGAGAACGTCATGGCATACAAAGAAGGTCAAACCGCACGACATCGAGAAACTGGCGAAAGAATGATCTTTCGCAACGGAGAATGGCAGCCGCTGACGCCACCAACGCCTGACGCTCGCGTTATGGGCGCGCAGATGCCTGCCTCGGCTCAAGGCGCGCTGACGTTTGGACAAGGCGCAACCTTCAATATGCTTGACGAATTGGCTGGCGCTGCGGCGCTTGGCCAACTCGGGCAGTCATACGCAATGGGTGGCACTCCAACCGCGCCAAGCCGTGCGGATTACACCGCACCGCGTGACATCATTCGCGGCGGTACTGCTGCATTCGCCGAAGCCAATCCCAAAACCGCGTTTGGCCTTGAGATGGCAGGCAGCGTGGCGACGTTGCCGTTCAGCATGGGCGGATCTGTAGCCCCTCTTGGTGCAGGCTATCGCTCGATAGCAGGTCGTTACGTTGCCCCGATCGCAGGCCAAAGCGCATTGGGTGCGACAGGCGCCAGCGAAGCCGAAACGACCCCCGAACTTGCCAAAGATATTCTGTTTGGCACCGGCGCAGGCGTTGTTACGGGTGGCGTAACCGGCCTTGGCATCAAAGGCGCTGGCGCAGTCACGCGGCGCATGGTGCCGTCCATGCAGCGTGAGTTTGAGTTGCAAGCCCCTCGAGAGCGTTTAGCGCAGCTTTTGCAGCGTGATGCGTATGCGCGCATTCCGCCTGACACCCTCGCCAAGCAAGAGCGTATTGCAGAACTGCAACGTCAACTAAAAGTTATCCCTGGCCCATCGCTGATGAAGGCGCGGATGCAGGAGGAACTGAACGCGCTAACGAGCGGCGTAGAAGCCGACCCGACGCAGGTGGCTGCTGCTCGATTGCAGCGCCCTCGAGGCGGTGGCCTCGGGCCGGAGGCGCCGATTGCCGCAACAGGATCTGCTACTCGCGCAGAACTTAAGTTGTTGCGTAATCAACCTGGCTCAACGGAAGGCATGATCGAAAGATCAACGCGCCCGCTCGTTAACAAGCGTGGCGATCGTCTGCAAGCCGCATCGGATGAGCTTTTGGACGCGCAGGGTGTGCCGTTCCGAGCGACGTTGAAACAATACAACGAGCAAGCCAAGGCAAAAGCAGCGCCGTTTTACGCGCAGCTTGAAAACTATGACGTAACGGTTGATGCGGAGTTGCTCAAACTACTTAACCGAGCAAGCGATACGTTTAAGGAAGCCGAAAAACTGGCTCGAGTTGAAGGATTCCCAGAGGAATTAAATCTTGGCCAGTTGCGCGCGGGAGATCGCGTCCCATTCAACGTATTAGACACGCTAAAGCGCAATTTGTATGACATGGAAGAAAATGCCAAAGGCGATTTTGGCAAGCCAACGCAAAGCAGCCGCGGCTATACCAATCTGCGCCGCGATTTAACGGACAAACTTGACAATGTTGCGCCAAAAGATAACCAAGGTCGTAGCGTTTACCGTCTCGCGCGTGAGAATTTTGGCAGCGAAACACAAATGGCGACCGCAATGGAGCGTGGCCGCAAGGTTATGTCCGAGGATGTTGAGGAATTAGCCGAAATCATCGACGACTTGGAGCCGGCGCAGCTTAATGCGTTTCGTCTTGGCGCTGCCCAGGCTTTACGCGACCAAGCCGCTACGCCTGGCGGCCAAACTAAACTAATGAATCTGCAAAAATCACCAGGAATGCAAAAACGTTTGCGCCTGGTGTTTGGCAACGATTTCCGCAAGTTCCAGGCAACGGTACTGCGTGAGGCAGAACTGCAAAAAACCGCTCGAGCAGGCGAAGGATCGCAAAGTTATTCGCTATTCAAAGGCGAAGAAGATCAAAACAAGCTCGCGCAAGCTTTGCAAGTCGCGCAGATGATGCAGGGCGACATGATTGCCGGTGCGGCAGCGGTTGCAGCTAAAGACAAGGGCAAGAAATTGACCGAACGTCAGCGTCAACAGCTGGCAGAATTGTTGTTGTTACGCGGTCAGCCCGCGCAAGATGAACTACGAAACGTGCGCCTGTATCTCGAGCGTCGCGCCGCGGCGCAAAAACGCGCACAGGAAGCATCGGGGCGTATCGGCGCATTTGGCGCTGGATATGGCGCTGGCCAAGAATAGGAGCAAGTAAATGAGCTTTAACGGTTCCGGCACATTTCTTATCAACTCAACGGGGCAGCCCGTTGTAGCCAACACCGTCATTTCGGCGACGGTTTTTAACGCCCTGACGGCAGACCTTGCCTCGGGCTTAACGAACTGCATCACCAAGGACGGTCAGTCCACGCCCACGGCCAACATCCCGATGGGCAGCAACAAGATCACCGGCCTTGCCAACGGTACGCTGATCGGGGACGCCGCCAACCTCGGGCAAGTGCAGTCTACCGTCGCCAAGCTCATCTCCATTACTGGCACCGACACCGTTCTTGGCACGATGTCGCCCACCCTGACCGCCTACGCTGCGGGTCAGTTGTTCTACTTTGTGGCGGGCGGCGCGAACACAGGCGCGGTGACGCTGAACGTAGACGGCCTTGGAGCCAAAGCCATCACCCGCGACGGCAGCACGGCGCTGGCCGCTGGCGACATCAATTCGGGCGAGATTGTCGTTGTGATTTACGACGGCACCCGCTTTCAGATGATCAATGCCGCCAACTCGTTCGGCAACACGACGATCAACGGCACCTTGACGGTTACGGGCAACACCGGCCTGCAAGCCAATGTGTCGGTCACCTCGGCGCTATCAGTCGGCGGCACGTTTGCCGTGACGGGCGCTGCAACGCTCGGTAGCACCCTCGCGGTTACGGGCAAGTCAGACCTACCCACCGTCTCTACCGCCTCCGCAAACGCGGCTGTGGCGGTTATAACCGACTTGAGCGCAGCCGGTGCGTCCATCACCTCGGCCAACGTCGGCACAGCGGTTGTCACCACGGGAACTGTCACCAATTTGACGGCTACGAGCGCCTCTGTTGCCTCCGTCAATGCGGGTGTCGCTTTGTTGACGACCGCCACCGGCGCATCTATCGCCTCGGCTAACCTTGGCAATGCCGTTATCTCGGCGCTGACCCTGACGGGTGTATCGGTCGCCTCGGCCAACGTGGGCGTGGCGAACATCACCGACCTTCGCGCTGTCGGCGCATCGGTTACGTCGGCCAACCTTGGAACGGCTGTTGTCACCAACGGCACCGTCACCAATCTGACCGCCACTAGTGCCTCGGTTGCCTCGGTCAACGCTGCGGTGGCATTGCTAACGACGGCTACGGTAACGACGCTGACCGCCTCTGGCGCGTCCATTGCTTCAGCCAACATCGGCAACCTTCAGTTTACGGCTGCCTCCATCGCCTCTATCAACGCAGGCGTGGCGGTGATTAACAACCTGACGGCTACGAGCGCGTCTATTGCCTCCGCTAACGTCGGCACAGCCGTTATCACAACCGGCACGGTTACGAACCTGACCAGCACCGCTGCCTCGGTTGCGTCGGCCAACGTCGGTGTGGCGCTCATCACTACAGGCACGGTAACAACGCTGACGGCGACCGGAGCTAGTGTGGCGTCGGCTAACGTCGGCACGGCTGTGGTGACAGGGCTGACCGTTACCGGCGCATCTATTGCGTCCATGAACGGCGTTACGGCAAACATTACAAACGTCAACGCCACCACCGTAGACGCCACCAACGTAGAAGTCACCAACGTCAAAGCAAAGGACGGCACGGCGGCGATTGTTATTAGCGATACGTCGGGCAACGTCGGTATTGGCGGGACGGCGCAGGGGAATATCAAAGTTCATGCGCTTGGCACTTACCCCGTATTGGGCGGCAACGCAAATTGTGCGGCATTTGGCGCAACGGGAACATTTCCAACTAGCATTACTGGCTCTGCCAGAGGGTTTTTCTCCTCACTTGCGACGGCAGCATCTGCAACAACAACTAGCGTGTTGCATTTTAATGCTGGCAATACACAGGTTGGTGCTGGCGCAACATTAACAAACGAAATTGGTTTTTTTGCTGGAAGCGGAATTACAAGCGGAACCAACAACTACGGTTTCTATGGAGACATAGCGTCTGGTTCCAACCGCTATAACGTATATATGGCGGGTACGGCTGACAATTACTTCGCAGGCAACGTCGGTATTGGGACGGCTTCGCCTGTCGGAAAGTTAGACATTATTTCCGGCACCGCGCGAATCTACATTTCCAACCAGTCGGCTAGTGGATTCATCACGGCTGTAAATACGACCAACACGGCTTACGCACCGTTAGCGATTAACGGGTCGGAGTTGGTGCTAAAGACTGGCGACGCTACGAGAGCCACCATTGACTCCTCCGGCAACGTCGGGATCGGCGGGACGGCGGGGGCGGATACACGAGTGCAAGTTCTCGGAACTGCGCCGTCATCTGGTGGGCAGAGCAGAGGGTATTTAACCACTCAAACCATTCCGTCTAGCACCACGACAAACTTTATCGGCTTTGGCTCTATACCAGCAACACAAGCGGCGTCGTTTACTTGCTCGCAAATTTATCATTACTACGCTGCACAAGGTTCGCTTGGCGCAGGCTCGGCGGTAACAACGCAGTACGGTTACTTTGCTGACTCCACTCTCACCGGAGCCACCAACAACTACGGCTTCTACAGCAACATCGCCTCTGGCTCTAACCGCTGGAACTTCTATGCAGCGGGGACGGCGCAGAATTATTTTGCTGGGAATACGTTAATTGGAAGCACAACTGCTGTAACTAACAGCCGATTATTGGTTCGCGGCGTTGACAATTTAGATACCTCAAAATCGTTTGTGGTTGAGGATAGTGCGGGAAACATTGATTTATATATTCGCGGCGATGGCGAAATGTATTCGCTACCGACTTACAACAGAACATCCGGAAGCGCAGCAAATGTTGGCGTTGATTCTGCTGGCGGGTTTTATAGAAGCACATCATCGCTCCGTTACAAATCAGATGTTGTAAACGCTACGCACGGCCTTGCCGACGTACTGAAACTTCGCAGCGTCACCTACAAGGGAAAAAACGACGGCGACACCGTATTTGGTGGCTTGATTGCCGAAGAAGTGCATGACGCCGGGCTGACCGAGTTTGTGGCTTACGACAAGGAAGGCCGACCGGATGCCCTGCATTACGGAAACATGGTGGCTTTGCTTGTCAAGGCTGTGCAAGAACTGACAGCGCGTGTCGCTGAACTGGAGGCTAAATAAATGGCTACTTGGAAAATTGAAAGCATGATCGTCAAGCCGCAAGACGGCTCGCACACCGACGTTGTGGTAACTGCCGCATGGCGTTGCAGCGACAGCAGCGGTGAGTTTACCGCCAGCAACTACGGCAGCATGGGCTTTGCCTCGCCGGGTGATGACTTCGTGGCGTACCCCGACCTGACCGAGGAAACGGTACTTGGCTGGTGCTACGCGAACGGCGTGGACAAAGACGCTGTAGAGGCAAACGTGGCGCGTGAGTTGGATATGCTCGTCAACCCGCCGACCGTCGCCAAGCCGCTACCGTGGAGCGCAGAATGATTAAGTTGGAACTATCCGTTGAGGAAGTAAACGCCATCCTGCAAGTGCTGGGGCAACTCCCAACGAGCAGCGGTGCATGGCCGTTGCTGGTAAAGGTTAAAGAACAAGCCGAGCCGCAGGTGCCAAAGGTAGAGGAAACGAAGCAATGACGACGGTGCAAGAGTTAGAGACGACCGTGACGAGTCACATTGACGTTTGCACGGTGCGTTACGAGGCGATCCATGCGCGACTGAAGCGCCTTGAGCAGCTCATGTTAAAGGTTGGCGGCGCGATTATCCTGATTCTGCTTGGCGCACTTGGCAGCATGGGAATGTTGCTGTTACAGGCGTTGCAGCAATGACCGAACCTACCGACATCCAACTGCTGAAGGTGCAGATACAGGCCGAATTGCAACGCCTTGAGGCGCACAGCAGCGCCAAGGATGTCGCGGGTAAGGCTATCGGCAAGGACGGCCTTAAATACATCACAGCCATTGTGGTGATTGGTGTGTTGTCTAGTCTCGCGCTGGATAGCGATAAAATCGCCGCCGTGATGGGCTTGCTCGGTGCCTCGCTGACGGCGCTTATCTCCATGCTTGCCAGCATTGCAGGCACGGTGGAGAAGGAAGAAAAGCCCGAGTTTGAGGTCATTAAGGAGCTCATCGCCAAACTAGACCGTTTGGATCGCAAAGAGCAGCCCATGCGGGTTGACGTTGAGGGCGATCATGTGACCGTCACCAAGGGCGATGACGTTGTGAGGGCAAGCAAATGATGACGATGGTTAGCACGTTCTTGTCATTCCTTGCGGGCGGCCTACCCAAGATCCTGCAAATTTTTCAAGACCGGCAGGACAAGAAGCATGAGCTTGCCCTAGTTGCTGCACAGAAGGAGCGTGAACTAGCCCTCGCAGAACGTGGCTTTATCGCGCAGGCGCGGGTTGAAGAAATTAAACTAGAGCAAATCCAGACGCAGACCGCTGCCGAGGAACGTCAGGCGCTGTATAGCCACGACGTTGAGATCGGCAAAGGCGCATCCCAATGGATGATTAACCTTCGCGCCTCTGTGCGCCCGGTTGTGACCTACATCTTTGTGCTGGAGCTGGTCGCGCTGAACATCGCGGGCGTTTGGTATGCCTACACCACCGGCATCCCGTTTGCGATCGCTATGGAAAACGTATTTAGCGACGACGAGATGCTGATTTTAAGCAGCATTATCGCTTTCTGGTTTGGTACGCAGGCTTTCGGTAAAAAGTGAAGGTCAGCCCTGCCGCGATCCGCATGATTAAACATCATGAGGGCGTAAGGATGCGCCCTTATCGGTGTCCGGCCCTGCTATGGACGGTCGGGGTCGGCCACGTTATAGACCCGGCTCACGCAGCGGTGAAATATGAGGAACGGCGCACCTTACCGATACCCGAGGGCTGGGATCGCATCCTCACTATGGGAGAGGTGGACGCTATCCTTGCTCAAGACCTTGGCCGGTTTGAGCGCGGCGTGGCCCGACTTTGCCCTGCTGCTGTTGGTCATCAAGGCCGGTTTGACGCATTGGTGAGTTTTGCCTTCAACGTCGGCCTTGGGAACCTACAACGCTCCAGCCTACGCATGAAAACCAACCGTGGCGAGTTTGAAGAAGCCGCCGACGAGTTTATGAAGTGGACAAAAGCCGGTGGCCGAGTGTTACCCGGCCTTGTTAAGCGGCGTCAGGATGAGCGGGCGCTATACCTTAACGGTTAAGCAAATACTCTATTTCGTTGCGTAGCGTCTTAATCTCTAACTCCAGCAAAGACGCCTCATCGTGTAACCCCATGCGCCGCATCGCTACAAACGCATTAGAAAGCCTATCACCCTGCTTCTGACCGTACCCCCAAGGGATACGCTCTAGTTCCTCTTTCCACGCCCCCGGTGGGGATAAATCATCTATCAACGAGCCTGTCAGTTCGCATCGTTTCACCATATATCCCGCCCTCCTCGGGAGCAGCGCCAGTTAGGGGCTGGCACATAGCGCCATTCACGATCACGGTTGGCCTGTAGCCTGCGGAATAGGTCAATGATCCATCTCACGGTAATGCCTCCACGCTGTAGTTGGTACTAGGTGACTTCCAGCCTCGCGGTATTTCGCCATGTAAATGCGAGGGATCTATCCAACGTAGTTTGTTATTGGGCATGGCAACCCATTGGCCGCTATCTAACGCGATGATGTGGTGATCTTTGGATTGGTCAGGTATTTCCGACCAGCCGCCATTGGCCCAGAACACGCTAAACAGGTACACGCCTGACCGTAGTACCTTGTCGCGGC